TTGTTAATTCCTTTAGATAAGGCAAAAGCTTCTAAATTTGACTGAGACATGTTAATGCCGAGCTGCTTCAGTGGTTCTGTTTCTCCTGAGATACCGGATCTTAATTTTTCAAAAGCGTCTTCGGCATCCAGATTATAAAAGCTTGCCATATCTCCGGCAAGACCTGAAAGAGAAGTGGACATATCTTCAACATCCGATGGAGCTAGTTGCATGCTTTTTAGCATAGCACCCATTGTACTAGTCATTTGCTTAGCTGATAGTTCTGATAATCCAAAACTTTTTGATGCTTTTTTTGCCCAATCGTCAATTGCAACTGATTTATCTCCAAATGTTGTATCAACCACATTTTGTACTTCATTAAGATCACTTGCTAATGCAACTCCTTGTTTCCCGAAGCCCACTAAAGCAACAGTTCCTGCAGCAACTCCGCCAGCCATTGCAGTGCCAATCGCTTTAGCCGTACCGCCTGCGATAGATCCTAACTTGCTTGCACCTTTTTCAGC